GGCGAGTTGTGCAGCACGATCCCCTTCGAGGACACGCACAATGGTGCCGGGGTTCAACATCTCGTAGAGCGCGGCTGCCTGCCCTGCGATCTGTGCAGCTTCAACCGATTTCGGCAAACTTGACCCGAGACCAGAGATGACCGCTTCCTGGACCAACTCGTGGGCCATAGCCGCAAGGAGCCCCTCGGCCGATCCGGGGTCAACGCCAAGGATCTCGGCCGCACGCTGAAGCCGACGTTCGGTGGCCAGACGCGTGAATTGCTGCAAGGCATCGCTCGCAGCCAAAGCAGCCAGAGCGGCAGTTCCAAGCGGAGTGATCGCGACAGCCCGGAGACCGAGGCGACGCAAGATGGCGTCCAAGGGTGCCTCGACCGGAAGGGCAAGTTCCGCAAGAATCACTTCAGTCCGCGATCCCGGCGTGACCGGTTCCGCAAAGCACCGGCAGTTATGTGCCTGACCCGGAATGCCCCGGTCATCGTCGGCGGGCATGACACCGGCCCGCTGATCCACTCGAAAAACGGCCTTTGGCTGGCGATCCCCATGCCCGCCGCAGACAAGTCTTTGCGCGGCGGCCGGATCACCCTTGGCGAATGGCAACGCCGCACTGGCCTGCGCCTGCGGTTCATCTATCGCCGCAGGGGCCCGAGCCTGCTGGTGGCAGAGGAGCGGCTGAACACGAAGGGCCGCGCGTTCGGCAGGCTTTCGCGGCCCCACAAGGGCCACGGTCCTGCCTCACCATCACGGTCGAAGACCGGCAGGGGACTCGTGACCGCGCCGATCTTCCTGCTGGTGCCGCAGGTCAAGCTGCCGAAGCGGCTGGACCTGGCAAGGGATGCAGAGCGGGCGCACGACGCGGTGCCGGGGGTGATCGTGGCGAACTGGGTGGATCGTTGAGTGCAGGCCACGAAAATCAAGCCATTACGCTATAGACCGATTGCCCGTCGCTAAGGCTTTTCTCGACCGAACCGCAAAGAGCATAGATCGTTGCTCCGTTGGCAGACACGAAAACGACCCCAAGCAGAACATCCGGGCTGGGATTTGTTGCCAAAGAAATCGTCGCCCCTTCACCGACGGCAAGTTCGACAAAGGCATGATGCTCGGCGGCGGCCAAACGCGCAATATCGAGGTAACTGACAACATTCTGTCTTGTGAAATGAAGGACATCAAATGCCGCAACATCTCGAAGGAGGATCGCTTCGCAGTTGTCTGCGGGATCGGACGTGACCAGCAGCGTTAGGACGCGCTCTGCGGATTCGTAGGTCATGCCAACATACTCCACGTCGGCAAACCGTTCATCCCCTTCAAAAGTGATCATCTCCAATCCTCCGGACGGATCAACCCGTCATCACCTCGCCCGTCACCTGAAAAGCCCTCTTCCTCGGTCGCTGGCCGACCAGGCTGGCGCACGCCCTCGATCCATTCGTGCGTATGGGGCTGACCTTGACCGTGATCGTGGCCCCAATCAACGTCTTTGATCGGCCTTCCGTCAGGGCCATACAATCTGTCTCCGCGAGGGCCGACAACCCAAGTTCCCGGACGCCCCTGTGCAGGCAAGCCCCGCGCTTCCGGCGCAGGTTCCACGGGTCTGCCCTCTGCATCCGTCTCCGGGATACCTTCTGGAAGCGCTCTGGGTCCGCCCTCTGCGCGATTCTCAACAATATGCGGTGAGGACGTACCACCGAGCGCTTGATAGCCGTCGGTCGAAAAACCGGGCAGATCAAGGATATCACGACCGAACTCATCGAGTTGGGGAAAGACTTCGACCCAGCCGGACGCAAATTCGCCGGGCCGCACGGTAAGTCGCCCTGCGTTCCATGCTCTCAATGCCTCATCGACAATGCCCTGAATTCTGGCCAAATCTTCCTGGCTACCTGCCAACGCCCTCCCCAATGCGCCTGGGTCAGAGAGTTCGTGCAGCGCAAGCGCTTGCTCCACGATTTCGGAGCTGGGCCCCGACCAGTCGGCACCCGAGAAGCGGCCAGAATTGAATTGGCCCCACGCGTGAGCTCGGGCAGCCAGCACACCTTCGACCGTAGCAAGGTCGAGACCGAGGCGTTCGGCAGATCTCTGAACGGCTGCATTTTCGGCATATCGGCGAAATGCCTCAAGCCCAACAACCGCGACGGCAGCAAGGCCTCCCCTCGTCAACGCACGAAGTCCCGAGCCAAGCTCCGAGGGAGATGGCAAGGCATCGGCCAATCCACCGATACTTGGCACATATTCAGCAGGCGTGATGATGGTTTCACCCGGTGCAACCGGCTCAGCGAAACACCGACAATTGTGCGCCTGTCCCGGATGGCCGCCTGCGGGCGGCTCGTCCCAACGAAACACCCGATCATCATACTCTGCGTGGCTGTCGCGCACTTTCGCGTCGTCTTGGGAGCGCCAGATGTAACGTTCGATGCCGAGGTCCTGCTGCCGAAGCTGGTTGATCAGGCCTGCGAAGGCCCGCAGGAGGCGTTCTTCCATGGCAGTTCGCAGGGGGCGAAGGCGTTGCGGATGGGTCTCGTATTCCTCGAAGATGGCCGTCAAGCGTGCATCCCACAGGCGCAGCGCTTCCTCCTTCGCATCCGAAACGTCGCGAAGGTCGGCTTCTGTCACCCAGGGCACGGTATCCGGGGGCGTCAGCGCATTCAGCAGCATCCGGGTGTTGTCGGCGATCACGCGGTCCAGTCGGTCGGTGAAATCGGCCCGCAGGTCGGCATAGCCAGGGAAAAGCGACTTGATCGAAATACCAGCGCGATAGCCATAAATGGCCCCGTTCTGCCGCGCGAAAACGTACTGCCCGCTGCCGCCGTGGCGGAGAAATTCCCGTAGATTGTGCTTCATGGAACCTCCCGCCGACCCGTGGGATGGTTTGTAGAGGCAGATGGTAAAGAAGCGTTCACGCCACCGTTCGGTGCTTCCGATGCGGCAACGGACCCCAAGAAAGCAGGAAGGTCTGTAACGATGCCCAGCCCCCGCGAAACCATCCTCGCCGCGCTGTACACGCGGTTGCCGGCGCTGCCCGCCACCACCCTGCGCGGTGACGTCTTGCCCGAGCGCGTGCCCACTGCGGGCCTGCTGATCCTGCGCGATGGCGAGCCAGGAGAGCCCGAAGTCACTCTTTCGCCGCTGCGCTACCATTACCAGCACCGGGCCGAGATCGAGGCCGTCGTGCAGGGTGCCACCCGTGACGCCACCTTCGACACCCTCTGCGCCAGCATCGGCGCGGCGACCGAGGCCGTGGCGGGCGGCGCTGGCGATGTGGTCGGCCGGGTGCGTCTGAACGGGGCGTTCTGATGAGCGCCTTCGCCGCCGCCGTGGGCGCGCTCTTCGCCGATCCGAACATCGGGCGGGACGCGGTCTACATCGCCAATGGCGGCGCGCCCGTCCTTGTACGCGTCGTCGCCCGGCGTGCCGATGCCGTCACCGACTTCGGCGATGCACGGCTCTGGTCCGAGACCACCCGGATTGACCTGCGCGTCGCCGAGGTGCCAGCCCCACGCCCCGGCGACCGCATCGAGATCGACAGCGACGCCTTCCTCATCCAGGGAGAACCCGTCCGTGACCGCGAGCGGCTGGTCTGGACCATCGACCTGCGCCCGGCGTGACCGCAATGAAGCTGAAGCTCGACATCGCCCCCGACATCGTCGCGATGATGGCGGCCGAGGTGGCGGCGGGCGAGCGCGCCGTTTCGGCCGCGATCCGCGAGGCCGGGACTGGGCTGAAGGCCGCCTGGCGGCTGCAGATCACCGGTGCGGGGCTCGGGCGCCGGCTTGCCAACTCGATCCGCAGCCAGAGCTTCCCGATGTCGGGCGAGAGCCTGGACGCCGCCGCGCTGGTCTGGTCGAACGCCCCGGTCATCGTCGGCGCCCACGACACCGGCCCGCTGATCCGCTCGAAGAACGGCTTCTGGCTGGCGATCCCCACGCCCGCCGCAGGCAAATCCCTGCGCGGCGGCCGGATCACCCCCCGCGAATGGGAACGCCGCACCGGCCTGCGCCTGCTGTTCATCTATCGCCGCCGGGGTCCGAGCCTTCTGGTGGCCGAGGGGCGGTTGAACACGAAGGGCCGCGCCGTCGCGTCACGGTCGAAGACCGGCCGGGGCCTCGTGACCGCGCCGATCTTCCTGCTGGTGCCGCAGGTCAAGTTGCCAAAGCGGCTTGATCTGGCGCGGGATGCTAAGCGGGCGCATGACGCGGTGCCGGGGCTGATCGTGGCGAACTGGGTGGAGGAGCGAATCTGATGCCCACTATTCGACGACGTGAGTGGGCCACAATTTTTCAATGTGCCGGTAGACGTCGACAAGGATGAACTTCTCGCGGCCCACTGCATCCTTCAGTTCTTTTGGGAACCTAGCCATGGTCTCATAGTCGGGCAGCACCACGAACTGAACTTCAGCATGTTCAAAATGAAAGTCATGTGGAACACGCCATTCACGCTCGTGGGCGTAATCGATGGTCTTGCCTCCCAACTGCTTTGAGTACTTCTCGGTCTTTGGGCGATAGCCGGGCCAAAAAGGCGTCACAAAAGTCCTTACGTGGTCGTCCCAGTTCTGCTTTTCCCAGTGATCGGCGCGGACATAGTAGGCTGGGCCGCCCCCAGCTGCGAATACATGAGGCTTTGTGAAGCCCAACCCAAAAGGCGAGTAGTGGCGAACGTGCTTTAGGAGGCTAGACCACGGGCACTCCGTAAAGCAAACGGCCGGATTCCCTGTCCAAGGAATACCGCTGGCCTTGATGGTTTTTTCTTCTAGCATCTTTACAAGGTTCTCGAAGGGCTTGTCATCCTCACCCTTTGTGAAGTGCGCAACGAAGTTTGAATCGCTCATCTATCGCCCCTGCTAACCAAGACAGAATTCAGACGTTAGCTTCGGAACCGCTCAATGCCCACCCCCCGCGAAACCATCCTCGCCGCGCTGCACGCGCGGCTATCGGCTCTGCCCGCCACCGCCCTGCGCGGTGACGCGCTGCCGGAGCGCGTGCCCACCGCTGGCCTCCTGATCCTGCGCGACGGCGAGCCGGGGGATCCCGAGGTGACGCTGTCACCGCTGCGCTACCACTACCAGCATCGGGCCGAGTTAGAAGTCGTCCAGGCCCCGAATGGCAGAGCCACGGCCCTTGACGCCTTGATCGCCGCCATCGGCACGGCGCTTGAAGCCGACCGCACGCTCGGCGGCCTCTGCGATTGGGTCGAACCCGAGGCCCCGGCCTCCGTTGATCTACCCATCGAAGGCTCAGCAGCGCTGAAGGCGGCGGTGATCACCATCGTGTTGCACTACACCACCACCGGCCCCTTGGCCTGACACCCCCAACATCGAGGAGACCCCCATGGCACGTGCGCAAGGCGCGCGGGCGCAGATGGCGCTTGCGTATGAGACGGTTTACGGCACCCCGCCGGTCAGCGGGTTCCGCTTGATGCCCTTTGCCCGGACAACGCTCGGCTCGGAACAGCCGCTGCTGGAATCCGAACTTCTGGGCTATGGTCGCGATCCCCTCGCCCCGATCAAGGACGCGGTCACCGCCGATGGCGAGGTGGTGATCCTGATCGATGTGGAAGCCTTTGGGTTCTGGCTGAAGGCAGCGTTCGGTCAGCCGGTCACGACCGGCACGACGCCCAAGACCCACACTTTCCAATCCGGCAACTGGACGCTGCCCAGCATGTCCATCGAAACCGCCATGCCCGAAGTGCCGCGGTTCGCGATGTATTCCGGCTGCGTGCTGGATCAGCTGACGTGGCAGATGCAACGGTCGGGTCTGCTGACGGCGACCGCACGGCTTGTTGCCCAAGGCGAAACCATCGCCGCCGCCACAGCCGCAGGCACGCCCACCGCGCTGGGCCTGCAGCGCTTCGGCCATTTCAACGGGGCGATCACCCGCAACGGTTCGCCGCTCGGCAACGTCATTTCCGCCGAGGTCACCTATTCCAACGGCCTCGATCGGATCGAGACCATCCGCTCGGACGGCCGGATCGAGGGGGCCGACCCCGGCATGGCGGCGCTGACCGGCCGGGTGGAGGTGCGCTTTGCCGACAGCACGCTGATCACGCAGGCCATCGACGGCACGCCGTGCGAGCTGGTCTTCGCCTGGAGCCTCGGGGCTAACGCCAGCTTCACCTTCACCGCCCATGCCGTCTATTTACCGCGCCCCCGGATCGAGATCCCAGGCCCGCAGGGCATCCAGGCCACCTTCGACTGGCAGGCCGCCAAGGCCGTCAGCCCCGCCCGCATGTGCACCGCCGTCCTCGTCAACACCGTTGTGAGCTATTGAACATGATCAGACTGAACCTGACTGCCTCCCCTTCGTGGCTGACCCTCGCACCCGGCCTTCGCCTGCAGGTCGCACCGTTGACCACCGCGCTGATGGTCTCGGCCCGCGCCGACCCGGCCATCGAAGCGTTGCCGGACACCGCCACACAAGAAGAACTGGCGCTGGCCATGGCCAAGGCCGTCGCCCGCCGTGCGGTGCTGGATTGGGAGGGGGTGGGTGATGACGCGGGCGATGCTGTCCCGGTTTCGCCCGAAGGCATCGATGCCCTGCTGGAAATCTGGCCGGTCTTCGAGGCGTTTCAGACCCAGTACGTCGCCAAGGGCCTGATCCTGGACGCGGAAAAAAACGTCTCCGCGCCCTTGCCGAATGGTCCTTCGGCGGGGGCGATCGCTACTGCGCGGCCTGCACCGGGCGCTGCCCCGACTGCCCCGCACGACTGAACCGGCCGCAGACGAAAGAAGGCTGGCAGGTCTGGGATCTGGTCGGCCGCCTTGGCGGGCAACTGCGCGTGATCCCCGGCGCGGTGCTCGGCTGGGACATGGGCGCGGCGCTGGCGATGGCCCATGCCCTCGGGATCGACGCCCTGATCGCCGCCGAACTGCTGCCCGAGATCGAGGCGGTCATGGTGCGCAAGCTGAACGAACAGATCGGAGAGGGACATGGCTGAGAAGAGGGTCTCTGTCCGGCTGGTCGCGGAAGGCGGCCGTCAGGTCCGGGCCGAGTTGGAAGGGATCGGCGAGGCGGGCACGCGCGGGTTTGGCCGTTTGTCGTCGGAGATGGAACTGGCCAATGCCCGACTTGGCAGCTTTGCCCGGAAAGCCGGGATTGCGCTGGCGGCGGTTACCGCCGCCTCGGCCGCCGCCGGTGTGGCAATGGTCCGCTCGGGGCTCGATGTGATCGGCGCGCAGGCGGACATGGCGGCATCGCTCCGGACAACTGTAGAAAGCCTGCAGGTGCTGACATGGGCTGGCGAGTTGGCCGGTGTATCGATGGGCGAGATCGAACAGGCCACCAAGAAACTGACCACGCGGCTGTCGGAAGCTGCGGCTGGGTCCGGATCGGCTGTTGGGGCCTTGCAACGGCTGAACCTGACGGCCGCCGAACTGCAAGCCCTACCGCTCGACCAGCGCATTGTCGCCATTCAGGAAGCGCTGAACCAGTTCGTGCCCGAGGCCGAACGCGCCGCCGTGGCATCTAATCTTTTCGGCGACCGGGCCGCACTGGCCTTTCTGCGCATCGACTCCGCTACGCTGCGCGAGGCGGCGCAGGACGTGCAGGATTTCGGGGTGGCGGTCAGCGCGGCAGATGCCGCGCAGATCGAACGCACCGGCGATGCCATCGCCACGCTGAGCCTGATCTGGCTCGGCCTGACCAACCGCCTAACCGCCGCTGTCGCCCCGGCACTGGAAACGGTTGCGAACGCACTGGCCGACATGGCGCGCGGCACCGGGCCCATCGGTGGCGCGATAACGGCGGTATTCGACAATCTCGCACGCCTCGCCACCTATGCCGCGACGTTTACCGCCTTCATGGCGGGTCGTTGGGTGGCGGGGTTGGCAGTGGCGGCCCTGTCCGTACGCGGCCTCGCCACGGCGCTGGTCTTTCTGCGCGGGGCGCTGATCCGCACGGGCATCGGCGCGTTGATCGTTGGCGCGGGGGAACTGGTCTATCAGTTCTCGCAGCTTGTGACCCGTGTCGGCGGTGTGGGCGAGGCCTTCCGCCTGCTCGGCGATCTGGCATCGGAGGTCTGGTCGCGCATCGGCCTCGCGCTCGACGCGGCCTTCGCCAACATAGCCGCAGGATGGGAGGGGCTGAAGGCGGCCGGGCTCTCGGCCCTCGAGGGCACCATCGCGGGCGTGGTCAGTTTCGGGGACCGGACGGCTGCGATCTTCCAGGGCGCTTATGATGCGGCGGTCGCAATCTGGGGCAGTCTGCCCGGCGCCATCGGCGATTTTGCCTTCCAGGCCGCGAACGGGCTGATTTCCGGGGTGGAGGCGATGCTGAACGGCGTCGTCACGCGCATCAACAATTTCATCAACGGGCTGAACGCGGCCTTGGACCTGCTGCCGGACTGGGCGGTCGGCGAAGGCGGAGTACGGATTGGCACGCTCGATCCGGTGGAACTGGCGCGGATCGGCAACCCGTTCGAGGGTGCCGCAACGGCTGCTGGCGCTGCGGCAGCGGATGCCTTCTCAGCCGCTTTGTCCCAGACGTATCTGGAACCGCCTAACCTCGGCCTTGGCGCAATGGCTGAAGATGCGCGTGGCCGGGCCGACGGCTATCGCGAGGCGGCAGGAATGCTGGCCGATGCTGCGGGTCGTCCGCTGGCCAGTTGGCAGGCGCTGCGCGACGCGGTGACAGGTACTGGATCGGATGCCGAAACGACGTTGGCAGATGCCGCCAGTTCGGCGGATGCCCTGAACACCGAACTGGACGACACCGCAGCCGCTGCCGGAAGTGCAGGTGCAGCCGCGCGCGACGCTGGGGCTGAAGCTGCCGCAGGGGCCGACCAGGCCGCGACCGGTTGGGGCGCTGTGACTGCGGCGCTGGCTGATTACGCATCCAAGGCGCGCAACATCGGCGGTGATATCGGGAGCGCACTGGTCGGGGCCTTCACCTCGGCTGAGAATGCAGTCGGCGAGTTCGTCAAGACCGGCAAGCTCGACTTCCGCGATCTGGTCACGTCGATGATCGCCGATCTGGCCAAGCTGGCGGCGCGGACTTTCATCCTCGGCCCCATCGCTAACGCCTTATCCGGAGCCCTCGGCGGCGCGGGCGGGATCTTCGCCAATATCCTGCACGCTGGTGGCATGGTCGGATCGCCGGGCCCGGGCCGCATGGTCCCGGCCATGACCTTCGCCAATGCCCCACGGATGCATTCGGGTGGCTGGGCCGGGCTCAAGCCCGACGAGGTTCCGGCGATCCTGCAACGCGGCGAGCGTGTCCTGTCGCGCCGCGAGGCCGCTGGATATGGCCAGGGACAGACCAGCGCACCCGCCGTCAACGTCACCATCATGGCCCGCGATGCCGAAAGCTTCCGGCAATCGCGCACGCAGGTCGCGAGCGACATCGCCCGCGCCGTGTCGCTGGGTCGGAGGGGCATGTGATGGCATTCCATGAAGTCAGGTTCCCCGACAACATCAGCCGCGGGGCGCGCGGGGGGCCGGAACGGCGCACGCAAGTGGTTGAACTGGCATCGGGCGACGAGGAGCGCAACGCCAGCTGGGCCAACTCGCGCCGCCGCTATGATGTTGCCTACGGCATCCGTCGCGCCGACGATCTGGCCGCCGTCGTCGCCTTCTTCGAGGCCCGCAACGGTCGTCTGCACGGCTTTCGCTACAAGGATTGGGCGGATTACAAATCCTGCCTGACGTCGCAGCTGGTCGCGCCGACCGACCAGCCCATTGGCACAGGCAATGGTGCTATCACCACCTTCGCTTTGCTGAAGCGCTACACGTCCGGCGCGCAAAGCTGGACCCGCGCCATCGCCAAGCCGGTGGCAGGGACCGTCCGCCTCGCCCTGAACGGCGTCGAACAGATGTCGGGTTGGAGCGTCGACACCGCTACCGGCAGCGTCACCTTCACCACCGCCCCGGGCGCGGGCGTCGCAATCACGGCAGGCTTCGAGTTCGACGTCCCTGTCCGCTTCGACACCGACATGCTCGACGTCACCCTCGATCTCGAGCGGCTCGGGTCGATCACATCCATCCCGCTGCTGGAGATCCGGCGATGAACGAAGAAACCGGCTTCATCGCCGCCGCGCTGCGCGATCTGGCAACCTCCACCGCCGTCATCCTCGCAACTTGGGGTGCCCTTGGTGGGGCCACCAACGCCCTGACCACGCGCATGCGGTTGCGCGATGCGCTGCGCCACATCCTGCTCGGCGGTCTGATCGCGGCCGGGATGGGCAGCCTGTCCATGGCGATCATCACCGCCTGGCTCGGCCTGCCGTCGCAAGCGATCCCCGCCGGGGGTGCGGCGGGGTCGGCCGCCTATCTGGTCGGCGTTTTCGGCCCCGCTTTCATCGAGGTCGTCCTCGCCCGGCTGCGCAGCGGCAAAGGGGGCACCCCCGATGCATGAACTTCTGCGCCTTGCGCGCGCCATCCGCTGCGACGCCGCTGACCCGGCACAGACCTTCAGCCATCGCCTGCGCGTCGGCCTTCTGGTCGCCGCGCTGATCCTGATCCTGTCCTCCATCTTCGGGTAATCCCATGCACATGACTGATCGGGGGCTTCTGGCCCTCGTCCGGCACGAAGGACTCGTGCCCGGACCCTATCTCGATGTGAAGAACATCTGGACCTTCGGCATCGGCCACACCGCTGCCGCCGGTCCGCCCGATCCAGCACGGATGCCGCGCGGCATGCCGGCCGATCTCGATGTCGGGATCCGTGAGGCGTTCCATCTCTTCCGCGCCGACATCGTGGCCTACGAGGCAGAAGTGCTGCGGGCGGTAAAGATGCCACTGGAACCGCACGAGTTCGATGGGCTGGTCAGCTTCCACTACAACACCGGCGGCATCGCGAAAGCGTCGCTGACCCGCCACCTGAACGCGGGCAACCGCGCCGCCGCTGCACAGGCATTCATGGGCTGGCTCCGCCCCGCCGCGATCCGCACCCGGCGCGAGGCCGAACGCGATCTTTTCCGCGACGGCCGCTATCCGACCGGCTCCATCCCGGTCTGGGCGGTGGATCGCAGTGGACGGGTGGATTTCTCGCGGCCGGTCCGACGGCTGACCGAGGCAGAGGCGCTGGCATTTCTGCGCCCGACGAGCCAGCCGGTGCCGCCGCCCCCGCCACAACCGGTGCCAACCCAAACGCCTGGCACCCGGCCGTGGTGGCAGCAGCTGGTGGCATTTCTCAAAGGAAAGGCAACATCATGAACTGGAACCTCGCACGCGGGCTGATCTATCTGGCCTGTCTTGTCGCCTCTGGGTTGGCCATGGCCGGGCTGGCGGATTTCGATCTGGTGACCGGCAGCTTCGATCTGCGTCCCTTCAACCTCTACGCCCTGACCGGCACGGCCGGGGGCGTGGTTTCCTCGGCGCTGGCCTCGGTCGCCCTCTGGCGGGGCTGGGGGCGGAAGTGAAGGCGCTCCCGCCCGCGCTGCAGGTCCATCTCGAAGAGGGCACGACAACGCTGGCTTGGTGCTGGCGGATCGTGCGGGCCGATAGGGTGACGCTTGGCTTCACGGACCACGACCGAACATTGACGTTCGACGGCACCGATTTCGAGCCGGAGAGTGGCTTTGCGGCCTCAGAGGTGCGCTCGGGGTCCGACCTGTCCGTGGACGCGCAGGACGCGCAAGGCGTGCTGTCCTCTGACCGGATTACCGAAGCCGATATCCTCGACGGCCGCTGGGACAATGCTGCGGTCGAGGTCTGGCGGGTGAACTGGTCGGCCCCGGCGCAGCGCGTGCTGTTGCGCCGAGGTGCCATCGGCCAGATCCGGCGCGGGCGGCTGGCCTTCGTCGCCGAGGTGCGATCACTGGCCCATGTCCTTGGCCAGACTGTCGGGAGGACGTTTCAGGCCAGCTGCGACGCCGCGCTGGGCGATGCGCGCTGCGGCGTCAACCTCGAGGCCCCGGCCTTCAAGGGGACCGGCGCGGTGATCGATGTGCTGCGCGATCGGTCTTTCACGGCATCCGGACTCGGCAGTTTCGCGGCGGGCTGGTTCGCGTTTGGCCTTGTCGAATGGTCGACCGGCGCGAATGCCGGGCGGCGGGCCGAAGTGTTGTCGCACGACCTCGTCGACGGCGTCGCCGTGCTGACCCTGCTGGAAGTCCCGGTGCGCGCCATCGCCGGGTCGGACACCTTCACCATCCGCGCCGGATGCGACAAGCGCATTGCGACTTGCGGCACGAAGTTCGCCAATGTCGCCAACTTCCGGGGCTTTCCCAATATCCCCGGCCAGGATGCCGTCCTGCGTTATGCCACCACCGATGGCGGCCACGAGGGGGCGGTGCTGTGACAGCGGCCGATCCCGATCTGGTCATCTCCGCCGCACGGTCCTGGCTCGGCACGTCCTACCACGATCAGGCCAGCCTGAAGGGCGTCGGCTGCGATTGCCTTGGTCTGGCCCGAGGTGTCTGGCGCGAGGTGGTGGGGCCAGAGCCGTTTCCGATCCCGCCCTACAGCCGGGACTGGGGCGAGAGCGGACCCCGCGAAGTGCTGGCCGAGGGGGCGCGCCGCATGATGCCGGAGATCGCACCCGTCGATGCCCCGCCCGGCGCACTGCTTCTGTTCCGTATGATGCCGCGCGCCATCGCCAAGCATGTTGGCATCCTCACCGGTCCCGACACCTTCCTGCACGCCTACGAGCGGCTCGGCGTCATCGAGGAACCGCTGACCCCGACGTGGCGACGGCGCATCGCCTTCGCCTTCCTCTTTCCCCAA